CAAAGCATACACCCAAACGGGTGTTTTGCTATATATTCCTCCATAGCTCAGTCGGTAGTGCGAGTGTACAGAAATGTACCGGAAACTATTACTTAGCCTGAGGAGCAACTAAATATGTTGTTTAAATCCACTACCGGGGATTTAACTAACAAAAAAGATTGCTTTTATGCAATCTGAACAAAAATCTTTGGCAATATCCAAAGAAAATTGTATATTCCTCCATAGCTCAGTCGGTAGAGCGCATGACTGTTAATCATGATGTCACTGGTTCGAGCCCAGTTGGGGGAGCCAAAAGAGGCTCATAGTTTTTCTATGAGCCTCAATTACTTATATACAAATTTCCGGTAGAAGTGATAATTGTTTTATCGGAAAGGAAAAGATATGGAGTTCGAAAATATGACAGACAAACAATTTGATGTTCTTATGAACTCAATTATCCAAATAGTGAAGGATTCTGAAACTAAAGATGAAGCTGTTGAAAAGCTACAAAATTTAGTTAAAGGTAAAGAAAACTGATTACTTTCGCTAATCTGCTTAATTTAATATTATCAAATATATGAGTCAATCATTATATTTCTTATTTTAGAGATATAGTAATTGGCTCTTTTTTTATTTGGCAATCGTTTTAATTTTTTTGATTAGAACGGTTGCCTTTTTTTATTTACAAAAAATTGAAAGGAATGATTGATATGTATTTTACCGACACTCCTGAACTCAGGAAGTTTGAAAGAGAAATGCAACAGAAACCTAATTTTGACAGGTGCAATGACAATTGCGATGAAAACGATGAAGCACATTTCTCTGACAACAAAAAACTTAAAACAGACAGAAAGAAGAAAGACGGCGGTTGATTTTATGAGAACAAAAATCAGAAGTCCAACAAAACAATTATTTAGTAGTAAAATATTGGAGGTGTTAAACTTGAACGAATACGAAAGACAGCGCAGAATATCTGAAAGCACAAAGAAATTGTATCCGCCGGGTACAAGAATTGAGCTTATCTCTATGAATGACCCTTATGCACCTGTGACCTCAGGCACAAGAGGAACGGTTAAATTTGTTGATTCGTTGGGTACGATATTTCCTGAGTGGGACAATGGTCGAACACTCGGTGTAGTTCCCGGTGAGGACTCATTCAGAAAGCTTACGCAGCAAGAAATCGAAGCAGAAAATCAATCCGAATCAGAAGTAGATGTAAGTTTTCGGAGAGAATAGGAAAAACCGTAAAAAGCCGTTAAAAAAAGTTAAAAATCTGAAAATGTAGAAAACAAGCCGTTTTTTAGGTGTAAAAAGAAATTACACTTTGGAAAAACAGCTTGTTTTTTTATTTAGTGCGAAAACGAAAAAGCCGAGCAAATCACGAAAAATTTGTGAATCTGCTCGACTTTAATTTTTTAAAAATAACCTTTTAAAAGCGTTTAAAAGGGCTTTAAATCGGCATAAATAGGATTTTAATATACTTTTATCTATACGATTAAAACATTTAAACAATAGGAAGTATTTTAATTTTAAAGGGAAGTGACTTCCTATTCCGATGAAATCTATACTTTTAACATATTGACCTTTTTAATGTTGAAAAAATCAGACAAGTTGAGTTATGTAAAAAAATACAATTAAATGAATATTTTTACATATTAAGTGCACCAAGCACCTTACCTACACAACGAACATCATCAAATCCGTGTAAAGGTATAGGCTTATAGGCTGGATTAAGTGAAACAAGCTCCTTTTTCCCTAATTTTTTAATATACGATTCACCGTTAAGTACAAAAACCCCGATTTCGCCTTCAAAGACACTTGACGTTTGCTTAACAAGCACGGTTTCGCCGTTTGAAAATTTAGGTTGCATACTATCACCTGATATTTTTAACGCAAAATCAGCTGAAGTAGTCATATCATTTCGTGGAACAGTAAGCCATTCAGCTAAAATATCATCGCCAAGCCACGAGCCAGTACCTGCTGAAACCGGTGTTTCATAGAACGGAATTACAATAGTGCTTTCAGCAACAGGCTTCTGCTCAGGAGTTATAAGATTAGTAATTCTTTTTAATACGGCAACTTCACCGTTGATAAATCTTTTATTGTGAAAACTATAATCGAACACTTTCCCGAAATCCGTTGCTGTTCGAAAATCATCAACATATCGTTCAATTCTACCTATCAATTCAGTTATTGCAGAAAACAAGTACTGTTTATCTTTGGCAAATAAAGCATCATTATATTGAATTCTTCTTAAAGAATATAAAACAGAATGAATTCTATCCAAACTATGTTCATCAAGCTCGTCACACATCTTCTCAAAATTAAACATAGATAAGCTATGGTCATCACGAATTACTTCTCTGTATTCAGTATCAAGAATTTCTTCCTTATTTGTTTCATCTCTGCCAAGTAAAACATCAACACTTACATCAAAATAATCAGCCATTTTTATAAGTGTTTTTATATCCGGTTCTCTTTTTCCTGCCTCATAAAGAGAAATGGTACTTTCAGAAAGACCGAGAATTTTTCCTAATTCTTTCATTGATAATTTGTGTTCTTTTCGTAATTCTTTTAGTTTAGTCATAAGCTCAGCCCCTATTGTTATTATTATAAACTTTACTATTAGTAAAGTAAATTAAACTTTGCAAAATGTCAAGAAAAAACTTGACAAATAGTAAATAAAGGCGTATTATATACTTGAAACTTGACAATATGCAAAGTTGAGGACGGTGATTAAATGAAAAAGCGTGTTTATCTCATTGATTTGAGAAATAAAAAGGGGCTAACTCAATTAGATATATCTAAAAGTATGGGAATATCTGAGAGTTACTACAATCTTATTGAACAGGGACAAAGACAAAAGAATATGAACATCGCTATTTTATATGGTCTTTCTAAAGCATTAAAGGTATCAGTAAACACACTGGTAGATAAGGAAATAAATTTTGCAAGAAAAGGAGATTGATTATGATAGGCAAAACAATTAACCGATACAAAATAATCGGCAACATAAACAACCGTGTTGTTATGGCTCACAACCCAAATGCAGTTGAGCCTTGGGTTGTATGGTGGCTTGACAAAGACGGAGATCCTTACAGCGGCAGTTACTTTGCAAGCAGAAATGCTGCTGCCAAAGAATTTATGGAGAGAGCATTTTGTGTAATAAAGTGAACCCTCGCTGTAAAGGGTGCGGACACCGCAGACCATTAAACCATAGTAACAACAAAGGCTATTCGATTTGTTATTACATTCTTGATACGGGACAGCCACGAGATTGCACAGTTGAAGAATGTACGCACTACACAAATAAGGAATGTCACATCAAGGAGGACTTATGGACAGATTAACAAAAAAGCTGTGTCAAACTACTGTTTATGTTGGAGAAGAAAGCAAACATCTCATTCCGGCTGAATTGTCGGTAGGTCAGACACGAGAAGTACTGCAAAAACTTTGCGAATACGAGGAAACAGGATTATCACCTGACGAAGTTGTAAAACTAAAAAAATCCGCCAACATCAAAAGATGTCAGCGGAAGTTCAACTTAATAAACTACGGTTATACTCGGGAAGATATTGCAAAAGCAATAAAACGAATCAAAAAAATTAAGACTTGATTTCGCCGATATCAATATTTGCTTCTTCAAGTAATTTTGCTCTTAATTGTTCGTGATATGAAAGTATAGCACCGATTGCAATATTAGTTGCATGATCATTGGCATACTTTGTTTCAAAAATATTTTTCTTAATTTGTTCTAAAGTACTAACAGAGAAATTATTGTCGTTCTTTAGATTCTCTGTTAAGAGTATATTAGCAAACGATGTTGCACTTGTCGCTATATCAAACAAATTTATATCCATACAGTTCACCACCTTTTTTTAATAATACCACAAAGCCGAAACCGCCGCAAGGCGGTCAGCAGGAAATGACCTACCTGCTCTGATGATGGCAGGTCAAAAGGATGTGATTTTTTGATTTATCTAACGGCAAAGGAAGTTGCTGGGATAAAAGGTTGCTCTGAACGATATGTAAAAATGCTCATAAACAATGGAAGTCTTCAGGGTGATGAAACAATAAACCAAAACAACCGCAAAAAATATTTGATACCTTTAAATGAACTATCCCACTCGGAACAGCTTAAATACTACAAATCGCACGCAATAGCAATTCCTGAGGATTTGCTCCCCGAACGCAAGACGGAGCGACCCCACAAGGAATTTGATGAATTTTCGGCGGTACAGCGTGAAGAGATTGCCGAATGGATAAGGATACTTAATGCTTGGGATGAGTATTGTGCAACATCAAAGTTACAGAAAGTACCTGCAACCGAAAAATTTGTACAACTGCAAAAGGTCGCTAATCCCGACCTTAAAATATCGAAGGGAATTTTGTACCGAAAGAAAAAGGCTTTAAAAGCTGATGACCTTGCAGGATTGCTCGACAATCGAGGCAACTGGAAAAAAGGTACATCTTCGATACCTGAAGAAGTGTGGCAATGCTTTTTAAGTTTTTACCTCGACGAAGCACAGCACCCTATACAAGCGTGCTACGAGTACACGGAAATGTGGATTAAAAGAGAAGCCCCACAGTTGTTGCCTCTCCCTGCTTATGCATCGTTTTACAGGAAAGTACAAACGGCAATACCTAAGCCTGTTGAAATTATGGGACGGCAAGGTATGAAAGCATTTAGAGACAGATGTGCTCCGTACATACGCAGGACATACGAAGGTATGGCATCAAACGAATGGTGGATCGCAGATAACCACACATTTGATGTGCAGACAAAGGGCGAAAACGGCAGTATCCACAGGCTTTATCTTACAGCATTTTTTGATGCTCGTTCGGGTATTTTTACAGGCTGTTATGTGACCGATGCACCGTCATCGCAGGCTACATTGATTGCTTTAAGAAAAGGCATTGTAAAATACGGAATCCCCGAAAACATATACGTGGATAATGGTCGAGAGTTTCTAACATTCGATGTCGGCGGACTTGGTCACAGATTAAAAAAGAGTCAAAAGGACAAGTTTGCACCGCCGCCTGTTTTTGAACGGCTGGGCATTAAAATGACAAATGCTATCGTACGAAATGCGAAGGCAAAGATTATTGAAAGACGATTCAGGGATGTCAAGGACAGGCTATCAAGGCTATTCCCCACATATACCGGCGGCAATGTAGTCGAACGACCGGAAAGACTTAAAAAGGTAATCAAGGACACCGACAACATACCCACGGATTATGAGTTTACGCAGGCAGTTGAGGATATACTAACCTACTATATGAATGAAAAACCTTACAGTGGAGCGGTAAGCTCAGACAGCGGTAAAAGCCGAATGCAGGTATATCGTGAACAGCTCAAGGAAAAGCGAGTTGCCTCAGAACTTGACCTTAACTTGATGTTAATGAGAAGCACAAGAAGTCAGAAAGTCGGCAGGCGTGGCGTACATCTTACTGTTGCAGGCGAGAAAATTGATTACTACAATGATGATCTCATCTTGAACCATTTCGGCGAATCGGTTTACTGTCGATATGATCCTGAGGATATATCCAAAGTCAGAATTTATGACCTTGATGATAACTACATAATGACCACTCCAACAGACAATGAAGCAGTCCTTGCCTACGGAGCATCTAAAGATGCAGTTGCTCAGGCATTGCGTAAAGTTAAGAGCCTTGAAAAACTCACTAAACAGGAACTCAAGGCAAGTCAGATTACCGCATTTGGCAAAGAAACAGCACTTAACCTTGTGCTTGCAACCGCTGAGGAAAACAAAGCAAATGCCGAAGAAATCAATCCGAAGGTTATATCAGTACACCGTGCCGATGAAACGGCAGAGCAGTTGCCTATGGCGGTTGGTCAGTCAAACATCGTAACGATAGATAAAGCAAAAATGATACGAAACCTTGAACAACGACAGAAGGAGGAATAATAAATGTCGGTAATGTCAGCCAATCCGGAATTACAGAAGAAATTAAGGAACTTTATCGAAGAGTGCGGCTCACAAACCAAAGCCGCAAAAGCTCTCGGAAAGTCAGCAGCGACTTTGTCAACCTATCTTAATGACCGCTATAACGGTAATTTAAGTGATTTTGAAAAGTTTTTAACAGAGACTTTTGAAACAAAAGCCGCTGCAGAGAATCTCAAATCAGCTCAGGTGCTCAACAGCTACAAGCCTACAAGTATAAGCACGGAAGTTTATGACACGATACGCTTGTGTCATCTCAAGGGCGGTCTTGCCATAGAGTGTGGCGATGCAGGTATCGGCAAAACAATGGCTTGTAAAAAGTATGCAGAAGATTATCCTGCAACAGCAATTTATGTGTCCGTAAACCCCTGTTTAGTAACTTTGAGTGCCTTTTTAAAACTGCTTTGCAGAACACAGAAAATCACCGCAACAGGTCGCAAAGATGAAATGTGGTTAAGACTTGCAGATAGCTTTGAAGGTGAACGCAAGGTACTCATCATTGATGAGGCACAGCATCTGCCGATTAAAACCATCGAGGCTATCAGAGCTTTTTTTGATAGCAACCCACAGCTTGGCATTTGCCTTGTCGGAAACATTGAAACCGTTACAAATACCGGCAAAAGCAAAGAAGCGTTTGCTCAGATCCGAAACCGTACAAAACTTACCGAAGTAAGGCATACATCAGCAATTAAAAACAGCGACATTGAGCTGTTGTTTCCTGCCGTTAAGTCCGATGAACGAGCAGTAAGTTTTTTGCTTGGCATTGCAAGGTCTGAACAGGGTATCAGAGGAGCAAGCAATGTATTTGGTAACGCTGTGGATAACGGAAATATCACCTATGAGGGCTTAATAGCAATGGCAAAAGCTATGCGTATCAAGGTGCTTTAAACAATATTTGGAGGGATTTTAAATGTCGTTAAGAAAAATCGTGTTACTGCTCGCCGCAGGGTTCAGCACGGGAGTAGTAATGACTGCCGCATTCGGTCATGCAAGGAGCTTTACAGCAGGCGGAGAAATTTGCTTTGTGCCTATGGTGCTCCTGCTTGTATGGGTTGGTTGGATGCTCCGTGGCGAAAGCCGAAAAATTAAAAAGAGTAAAAGGAGGGGCAATAACAATAATGACAAAAGAAGAATGGAAAAAGGTTGACATAGCACTTACATCTGTATTTGCTCCGCCGGTTAATCTTAAAATTGACGGATACAAAGTATCTCTGAAACTCACTCAAAAATCACGATTTCAAAATGCTATCCTTGTTTATGTAAACGATGAATTTCGTGGTAAATGGCTTGCAGAGGATTGTGAAATCCGCAGAAGATTTTATTGCTGTAAAAAGCGGTCAGTTGTCACCGAAAAGGACTTCAAAGAATATAAAGTCCGTAGTAAAAAAGCAAAACAAGAGCTTAAAGATAAGTTTAGTTACGATGTATATACACCATACTGGACAAACTTTGAGTCAATGAAAAAGCATTTTATTGCTAACAACGAAAGTATTGAACTTTATTAAAATTCGGAGGGATAAAAATGGAAGATTACACAGTTGAATTCGGAAATGAATTGAGTGGTGCGATAATAGATTCGTTTGCTAAAAAAGCCAAAACCGCTGTTTGTGAAAAAAGGTAGTAATAATTTCGGTTGAAAATTCTGACAAAACAACCGACTCTGTTGTAACAGGAAATGCTATCGATATTCTTGGAAAAATAGGGACATTAACAATTGATGTTATAAAAAAACTCGAAAAAAATATGGGCAAAACTTTTGCAGATAGAACTTTAGAAGGCTTTATATGTGCAATAAAAGAGGTTAATGAGCGGAGATAATCCGCTCACCTTAATGCAACTTCCACCAACGGGAACGGTCACAAGTCCGTGTAAATGCAGAGTGAGGATAGGCAATATTAAGCTATATATATTGAACAGGAGGTCAATTATGAAAACATCAAAGAAAATATGCAAAAACGGCTCTATTACTCTGCCGAAGCAGATAAGAGGCGAAGCAGGATTGTTTCCGGGCAATGCTGTTGACATTGAAACAAGTACAGACGGCACTGTTACAATTAAACCGTCCGCTCCCTGTTGTCGCTTTTGCGGGACTGTTGAAAATGTAATCATTGCAGATAATGTTATCATCTGCCGCAAATGTGCTGAAAAATTACTTGCAAAGGTGGATGTGACGAATGACTGATTTAAAAAAGCAGATTGATGAGCTTGCAGGCATTAAAGCAGATATGAGCAAACTCAAAGCACGCAAAGATAAACTCGAAGCAGAGATTATTATGCAGTGCTCGGAAGACCTTGAAAACACCAAATATAAAAGTGTCCATTATGCAGGCACAGAATCAGAGCTTACAGCGGTAATTTCGGAATCTCTCAAAATTACATACAACTCATTTTTGCTATCAATTTTTGGCAAAGCGTACAAAGATGCAGTCACGGAAAAGACAGAATACTCCCTCTCTGCTCCGGCAAAAAGAATGCTCATCGGTTTGTGGAAAGGCAATTTTGTAAGATGCACCGTCAAAGAGGTTATTGAACAGATGAACGGCGTGTCTGATGACGAACGCAAACAGCTTGTTAAGAAATGCAAAGGTATCAATTATGATAAAGATGTAAACAACATTTTGAAGTTTACAAACATCTCGGAAGATGATGCCAGAGAGTATGCTTCCCTTATTTCGGAGGCGGCAGTATGGCAGGATTTCAAAAATCTGCTCACCGTTAACGGAATGGATGAAAGCCATATTGACGATATCCTAACGAAGATACAGAGCAGTTTTGTGGTTGAGGACAGCACAAAGATTTCTTTAAGCTGAGGTGATTGATTTGTTAAAGCCACAGCAGACACAAAGAATATACGCTATAGCTGCACGGCTCGGTGTTTTGGAATCGGGCAACAAAAACGATATGCTGCACACGATTGTTTATCGTCTTACTCAAAAGGAAAGCATACGCAGTCTTGATGAGAATGAGTATAAGACGGTTGTATCTGAACTTGCCGAAAGGCTGAAATTGCAGAACCTCACAGAGCCGCCGAAACCGTACAAGAAGAAAAAGTACGAGGACAGCGGTAGAGGCAAAATGTCAGACGGTCAACGCAGGAAGGTTTGGCAGTTGATGTATCAGCTCGAAAAATACGACACAGAACCGACTACGGCTAAGCTCGGTGACAGGCTCTGCGGTATCATCAAAAAAGAGCTGAAAATTGACTGTACATCAAAGCAGCCTTTTAGGTGGCTGACATATAATCAGGGTGTAACCTTGATTGAAAAACTTAAAAAGTACATTGACAGTGCTCAAAGGAGGAAGGCTGGTGAAAATAAATCTTGATGATTTGGTAGGCACTCAAAGGGATATAGCGGAGATAATAGGAATTGAAAGCTATATTAAACTCTGTCAAACATTTGGTGGAGATACAATATATATCCAAAAATACAGCGAGTTACAAAAACTCGAACGCAACGCTGAAATCAAAGCAAAGTATAATGGCTACAACAGCAGTCAACTTGCAAGAGAATATGATTTATCAGAAAGATATGTGAGAATCATATGCTCAAACGGTAACCTTGACGGTCAGTTAAGTATTTTTGATGATATATAACAATGAAGAAAAAATAGGATATTCTTCCTCTACGGGAGTACGGATTTATAAGGTATTATTAAGTTACAGACTTAATGATACCTTATTTTTTTGGAGTAATATATTATGAATTTTGCAACAGACACTTGGTGGCTCTTCGGTCTTATTATTTCGGGAGCTATTGCGATAATTAGTTTTTTCTTAAAGCGAACAATTAACGAAGCAGACAGACACGATAAAGAAATCAAAGAGATTCAGCTATCGTATGTTACGAAGGATGAGCTGAAAGATGTGAAAACCGATGTCAACAAATCTATCAGCAAGTTGCAAACTGATGTTGAGCAAATTAAGGACACTTGTCTTACAAAAAAGGATTACTACAACTCTATAAACGAGGTTAAGGACGAAATAAAGACACAAAACAAGCTCATTTTGGAGCTTTTAAGAGGAGGTAATAATAATGACTAACGATGCTGAGGCATATATGCAGAAAATCAAGGCAAGAAACTTTGTTCAGAACAACGGACAGATTTTGAGAACTATTAACATACTTCATGTGAATTATGAAAAACTGTCCGATGTTAAGTACGCAATCGGGAATGTTTCGGAGCATGACTTTTTGTCATCTGTTAATTACCTCTTTCTGTCGGAATACATCTTGCTCCGTCATATCAAAACAAAAGAGCCTGCCGACATCGCAGATGTGCCGTATGAAGAACTTGAGGCAAAACTCTCATCAAAGGGCATTAAGCTCCTCGAAGGCTCCGTCACCGATAACTCGGTTGAGGTTTAGCTATGGGCAGAAACAACCGCAGAGCCTGCGGAAAAATCGACAAACTGCCCTCTGACCTCAAGGACACTGTAGATCAGATGCTTGTAAGCGGACAGACATACCGTGAAATCGTGTCTTACCTTGCAGAAAACGGCGAACAGTTGTCGCAGGCGGCGGTCAGCCGTTACGCATCACGCTTTTTAGCTAACGCTCAACAGCTCAGAATTGCACAGGAAAATTTTCGTATGATTTTAACCGAAACTGAGCGTTATCCTGAACTTGATCCTGCTGAGGCTATCCTGCGTATGGCATCGCAGAAAGTTTTTGATGCCATATCAAAACTTGACGAAGGACAGTTTGATGATGTGTCTGCTGATGACCTTTTAAGACAGGCTACTGCCCTTGCGAGAGCAGTAACATACAAGCGTAAGACCGACACGGATGTCAAGTCAGACAAGCGTCTAGCCCTCGAAGAAAATCAGAGCCTGCTTTATGACACTATCAAAAAGAGTAATCCACGGCTCTACAACGAGCTTATGGACGAAATCAACAAGCTCAAAGCAAAGGAGCAAGGATGATGAACATCAAGTGGTATGTTTTGTATGTAAACACAGGACAAGAACACGCTGTTGCGGAACAGCTCCGACATCGTGGTTATGATGCTATTGTGCCGGTCGAAAACAAACTGATCCGCTCAAAAGGCAAGTGGATAACTCAACAGCATATACTTTTTGACGGCTATGTTTTCGTTCGTATGGATTACGAGTGGTCAAAATATTATGTGTTTAAGGGCATTCCGAACATTATTAGATTGCTCGGAGGTGGCACAAGCCCTATCCCTTTAACCGACAAAGAGTCTGAATTTATTCTGACTTTGAGCGAACTTTTGAAAACTCCCTCGGTACTTAAATTCACTGGCGAAGGTTACGAAACTGTCAGCGGATTTTTGGCTGAGAATAAAGATAAAATTGTGAAAGTACAGAAACGATACAAGAAAGCAACGGTCAAAATTACCCTTGCAGGTGAGCCGACTGAGCTTACAGTATCGTTTACCGAACAAATGCCCGAACAGACGACGGATTGATTCGTCTCCGCCCGATGCAACGGCTGACATACAGCAAAGCTACCGATAACCTCAGGTTAGCGGATGGCGAAGCTATATATATACCCAAGTTAAAAACAGCGGTTTGTTCGTTCATGGATAATCCCTCCGGTAATTAGTTCATATGGCTGACATTAAAATTAACACCACAAACCGCTGTTTTTTATATACATTAAAATGCTTTTAAACCCCTTTTAACGGGTGTTTATTTTTATGCAAAAAAGAAAGAAGGTGCAAAATGAAGAATAAGCTGTCAAAACTTGAACAATTGCTCAAGGATACAAACACAAAGCAGGAATTTAACATTGTTGAAGATTTAAAATCACTTGCACTGTCCTATGGAGTTGTTAAGTCAAGAGAGTTTAGAAAGAAATTAAATGCTCTTATTACGAAATATGAAAGCGACGAACTGACGGCAATTCGGCAGGCACTGATTAAAAAATGTCAGAACGGTGACACACAGGCCATTAAGCTGTATGCAGATTACTTTAAGCCTGAAACAGTAACAACCGTTGATGACGGATTGATTGAGGCACTTGAAGGTGCGGGCAAGGAGGCTTTTAAAGATGAAATTTAAGCCTTTTTCGAGAAAACAGTTAAAAGTCCTCTCTTGGTGGAAGGTTGACGGCATAAAGGATAAATACGATGCAGTTATTGCAGACGGCTCTGTCCGTTCGGGCAAAACTGTCAGCATGAGTATTTCATTCGTCTTTTGGGCAATGGCAACATTTACCGACTGCAACTTTGCCCTTTGCGGTAAAACCGTACGCTCTTGCAGACGAAATGTTATTAAGCCTCTTATCAATATGCTCAAACACCGTTACGATATCAAGGATAAGAGGTCGGAAAATTTGCTGACTATCAGCAAAGACGGCAAATCTAACACCTTTTACATTTTCGGCGGTAAAGACGAAAGCTCGCAGGACTTGATTCAGGGTGTTACGCTTGCAGGTGTCCTTCTTGACGAGGTTGCTTTGATGCCGAGGTCATTTGTTGAGCAGGCTCTTGCCCGTTGCTCTATCGAGGGTGCAAGGTTTTGGTTCAATTGCAACCCCGATAACCCTAACCATTGGTTTTATCGTGAGTGGGTTTTAAAGGCTCCTGAAAAGCACGCTTTGCGACTTAAATTTTTAATGGACGATAACCTATCATTATCCGACAAGGTAAAACAGCGGTATTACAGCCTTTACCAAGGCACATTTTACCGCCGCTTTATCCTTGGTGAGTGGGTCATTGCCGAGGGTCTTGTTTACCAAGATTACAATGACCATATTAAGGATAAGTTGTGGGACGGCAATCCCGATGAGCTTGTAGGCACATGGTACATCTCAATGGACTACGGTACTATTAACCCTTGCTCAATGGGACTTTGGTGTGTAACCGACAAAGAGGCAATCCGTGTGGACGAATACTATTATAACAGCCGAAAAGAGGGTTACCAACGCACCGATGAAGAGCATTATGCAGAGCTTGAAAAGCTCGCAGGTGACCATTACATAGAATATGTAATCATTGACCCGTCTGCCGCATCTTTTAATGCTACTATCAAAAGACACGGCAAGTTTTATGTCAAGTCTGCTAAGAACGATGTTATCAACGGCATCAGAACTACAAGCCAAATGCTCTCAAACGGCAGAATAAAAATCGGTGTGAAGTGCAAGGCATCTCAGGAAGAGTTTGGCATGTACCGCTGGGACGAAAAAGCCGAAGTTGATAAAGTGGTAAAAGAAAATGACCACGCAATGGACGATATAAGATATTTTGCATATACCATTTTACGCAGGATTTTTAAATATAACGATTAGGAGGTGAGCGATTGAAAAGGCGTGCTAAATATGTATTTTTGAGTTGGCTAAGAACACTTGTAAACAAGCTATATCCTGACTACGCTACAAACAGTTACCAATATGACAACATGGAAGAAGCTATGGAGATATGGCGAGGAATCTATGCTGATGAACCCCCATGGAGTAAAAACTGTCACGGTAAAACGCTCAACCTCGGAGCTACGATAGCATCGGAGTTTGCAAGGCTCATTATGGTTGAGTTTGAGAGCAAAATAACAGGCTCTAAACGAGCGGAGTATTTGCAAAAACAGTACGAAAGATTAACAAAACAGCTTAGGGTAAAACTTGAAGAAGGCTGTGCTGTCGGCGGCATAATGTTTAAGCCATATGTCCGTAATGGTGTAATTCTTCCCGACTGTATCACGCAGGATAAGTTTATACCTCTTAGCTACAGTAATGGCATAATTACCTCTGCTGTGTTTTTTAATCAAGAAGTTAAGGGCAAGTATTATTACACGAGAGTTGAAAAACAAACTTACAGTTATGAGAACAAATCGCATACAATCGAAAGTCACTTTTTTGTATCATCAAGTCCTGACAATATCGGCACGGAAATGATTCTCGGAAAAATTAACAATGGAACATGGTCAAAGATTGATCCATACATTGTTATCAATGATGTTGACCGTCCTTTGTTTGCTTTTTGGGCTGTTCCGTTTGCTAACCATATCGAAAGCGACAGTCCTCTCGGTGTGTCTGTTTACAGCCGAGCAATTAAGTTGCTCAATGAGGCAGATTTACAATGGGACAGGTATTTATGGGAGTTCAAGGGCGGCGAACTTGCAGTTGATGTCGGAGAAGAAGTTCTACGACAGCGACCGGGTGAAAAGTCGCTCGAAACAGCGTCAACCCGTGACAGGCTTTTTCGCAGAATTAACATTGATTCTGATTCAAACAGTGAAAAGTCCTTCTATGAAGTTTTTAACCCTGACCTGCGTGACGAAAACTATTCGAGAGGTTTGAACGAAATCAAAAGACAGATTGAGTTCAACTGCTCCCTTGCCTACGGCACATTATCGAACCCACAAAATGTGGACAAAACAGCCGAAGAAGTTAAAGCATCAAAACAGCGTAGCTATACGGCTGTATCTGATATGCAACACTCACTTGAGGCGGTGCTCGAAGACTACATATATGCGTGTAATGCTATGGCTGATGCCTGCAATCTTGCTCCAAGCGGAGAGTACGAAGTTAGCTTTAATTGGGGCGACGGCGTGCTTGAAGATAAGGAGAAAGAGCAGACTATACAGCTCAATGAGGTCAACAGCGGTATCCGCAAAAAGACCGACTACCTCAAATGGCGGTATGGAGTTGATGATAAACAGGCGGCAGAAATGTTACCCGAAAGCGGTGTACAAAGTTTTTTTGATGAAGGCGGTGGCTCTTAATGCTCACCCCTGAACAGCTTGCTCATTGTGCCGATGATATCATCAACCTATATTCACAGCTTGAAGAGGAGATTGTCCGTGACATTGCTCGCAGAATTGCAAAAACAGGAACAATGACCGACACAGGTATATGGCAAGCCCAGCATATGCAGGAGCTTGGCACTCTGCACTCCGATGTGTTGTCAAGTGTTGCAAAATACAGCGACAGGACAGAATCAGAGTTAAAAAAGCTCTTTGAAGATGCAGGTGTGACGGCTACGGAGTATGACAACGAGATTTACCGACAACACGGTTTAACTCCAAAGTCGCTCAAGGTGTCCGATGTGCAAATGCAATTACTTGAGGCAGGCTACAAAAAGACACAGGGCAATCTTAGCAATCTTACTCTGACCACAGCTGTGTCATCGCAAACGAGCTTTATCAATGCTTGCAGTCTTGCTGAATTAAAAGCGTCAAGCGGTGCGTTTACTCCGCAACAGGCAATTGCCGATGCAATTAAACAGGTAGCTCAAGACGGAGCGTATGTAATCTATCCCTCCGGTCATCGTGACCGACTTGATGTTGCTGTACGGCGTAATGTTATGACCGGCATAGGTCAAACCACAGGTCAGATATGCCTATCAAATGCCCAAGAGCTTGGCTGTGACCTTATGGAAATTACCGCCCATGCAGGAGCTCGACCGAGCCACTCGGCTTGGCAGGGACAGATTGTAAGCCTGAGCGGTCAAAGAGGTTACTTGTCCTTATCTGATATTGGTTACGGCACAGGTGACGGATTCAAAGGCTGGAACTGCCGACACGATTGGTATCCGTACTTTGAGGGTTCGTCCCGAATGTATTCGGATAAAGACCTTGAAGAACTGAACGCTAAAAATATTGAATACCCTGACGGCTCAATGCACACGCTTTACGAAGCAGAACAACAACAAAGAGCAATGGAGCGAAAAATCCGTGAAACGAAACGCATACTTGCCGCACAAGATGAGTGTATAACAAATACCGACAGTGAGTCCTTACAAAAGGCTATACAAGAAGACTTTGAACGGTATGCGATTAAACTAAAACGGCAAGAAGCAGAGATGAATAATTTTTGTAATAGGACGGGATTACTTCCTGACGGTTCACGCTCGCAAGTTTACGGATTTGGTAAAAGTACCTCTCAAAAATCTACCGGTGTTGCTAAAAAGTATTACAGAACTTGGAGCAAAGAACATAATATCAATAACATAGAAACACTTGCAGAATATTACAATGTGAAGTATAATGATGTTGAAAGGTATGAACTTTTAAAACATTATGTTAAATCTATTGATAGTGGTATGATGTCTCCTTTATCTGGGTTTGACAAATACGAAGAATATCGTGACAGAATAGAAAATGAATTAGTTGGATTAACAGCTGTATCAGGTATTCAAATTAAATCCCAAAGTTATCATTTTCTTGAGCGTGTTTTTGGTACTTGGCACGACCCGAAACATAATGATGATATAAGGAATGGTATATCTTTAGAAGACATAAAAGATGCTATACTCAATGGTAAAATAAAAATTACACATGGCGGCGATAGTATTCTACATTCAACAGAAATATGTGGCGTTACCATTAACCCACATACTGGTAATTTAATTCAAGTAAATCCAAAGTAGGTGATTACATGATTTTTATGCTGTCTAAAAAGGATTTTAATTTTTTAAAGGATAAAGTTCCTTATGCTTATAAGTTAGTAACTACAAAAGAAGAAAAAAATAACAATATTTACTTTGATGTAAAAGAAGTTAGCGATTTTCAAGATGAAATCAATATGGAGATAGTTGATAGTGGTATGGATGATGAGGATACCGTTAACAAATTAGGTAAACGAATGTATCAGATTTATGACAATCTTCTTTATCAAAAGTGCAATAACTCTTAGAGTGCTTATTTGCCTTGTGTCAGCTTTTGTTGCTAAAAGGTAAAGTTACATAGTTGATTGAATAAAAACAAAATTAAACGAATTTAAAAGGGTATTAAAGGGGTGTTTAGAACATCCCTTTAACTTTTACCCCGAAAATTACAGATTATGGTTATAAGCTCCCGATTTTCGGGGGCTTTTAATATTGCTCAAATTTTTGAGTACACACAATTGCTAATAAATTGAAAGGAGCAAACAAATGGACTTAATGGAAATTTTAAAAGCCCTGTTTGGTGACGAGGCATTAACCTTTGAACAGTTTGCCGAAAAGGTAAACAATGCGGCAGATGTTAAGCTCGGCAACCTTGCAGGCGGTCAGTATGTCGAAAAGGACAAGTATGATGATGTGTCAAAAAAGCTCGAAACTGCAAACGCTAATCTTGAAGGTTATGACCCCGATTGGCAGAACAAGGTTAAGCAGGCACAGCTTGACGGCGACAAAAAGCTCAATGACTACAAGTTTGAGCAGGCGGTTGAATCTGCCATCAATAACGCAGGTGCGGCTGACCTCGTGTCGGTCAAGGCTAACATTGATATGTCAAAGGTATCTCAGACTGAGGACGGCAGTATCACGGGACTTGACGAACAGCTTGCAGAGCTGAAACAGTCAAAACCTTTCCTCTTTAAGTCAGAGGAAGAACCCAAAAAGAAACTTGACCTCGGCGGACCCACAGGCGGAGCAAAAGCAAAGTCCGGTTCAAACCTCAAGTCTGCCGTTGAAGACTATTACAAGAAATAAGGAGGACACAAAATGCCTATTACATTAGCAGAAGCAAGCGTCGGCAGAGCCGACAAGGTGACACAGGAGGTTATTGATACTCTCCGCCGTGGCTCACAGTTTATGGATGAGCTTACTTTTGATGATGCCGTATCACCGGGTGTCGGAGGCTCAACTCTCACCTACGGTTACTTACAGCTCCAGACACCGTCAACAGCGGCAGGCAGAGAAATCAACAGCGAATACACAGCCAATGAGGCGAAGAAAATTAAAAAGACCGTTGACCTTAAAATCTTCGGCGGTGCAAGTGAGGTTGACCGTGTTATTCAGGAAGCAACAACAAACGAAATTGCGTTTCAGCTCGAGCAGAAAACCCTCGCTACTCGTAACCATTTTCAAAATTGCTGTATTAACGGCTCAAAGACTAATAAGTCGGTTGACTTTGACGGTCTTACAACTCTCCTCAAGGGCACAAGCACTGAGTACAACGCAGGCTCTGACAAGACAGTAGTTGACCTCTCAACCTCTGCACTTGTTACAAGCAACTATCAGCTTATGATTGATATGCTCAACGAGTTTATCGGCGGTATTGACGGCAAGCCTACTTTTCTGCTCGGCAACAGCAAGATTATTGCTAAGCTCAAAAGCGTTGCTCAGCGTGCAGGATACCTCACAAGAGCCGAGGACGCTTTCGGTAAAACTGCTCAGGGTTATGACGGTATCATTTTTTACGATATGGGTAACTACTTTGACGGTTCAAAGACTGTGCCTTGCGTGCCGATTTACGAAACAGGTGCATCAAGCTCAAAGGTGACAGGTCTTACCGACCTTTATGCGGTACAGCTTGGTCTTGATGCTTTCCACGGTGTTTCCCTCAGCGGTTCGTCAATCATCAAAACATATATGCCTGACCTTACTGCCCCCGGTGCGGTTAAAAAGGCTGAGGTTGAAATGGTTGCCGCTGTTGCTCTCAAAAACACAACAAAGTGCGGTGTTTTCCGTAACATTAAGGTATCTTAAAAATGTATGCGGATTATGCTTATTACAAGGATTCTTTCGGTGGTACTTTAACCGCCGAAGAATTTAACCGCTATGCACGCAAGGCGGAACGCTTTCTTAATTATGTCGTTATGGGAAAAATTTCCGAAGTGACCGAGCCTGTGAAAAACGCTGTTTGTGCCGCCGCTGAGGCGGTTGCCGAAATCCGTGAAGGTGTGGCAAATATCCCTCAAGGCATCAAGTCCGAATCAACGGACGGTTACAACGTTACATACAAGGACTACAACGCCGATGAGCTTGCAGAGCGTGAAAAAAGGGCAATGTACAAGGCTATTAAGCAGGAGTTAAGCGGTACAGGTCTTTTATATCAGGGGGTGAGATAATGCTCACAAACAACACACGCATTACCGTGTTTTGCTCTAAAAAGCAGGGTCGTGAAACCTTTTGGTTTGCAACTGTTTTGGACGGAGTTAATTACCACGGTAGGGATCAGATTATCGTTGCTGACAAAAATGTGTCTGCATCTGATGAGTATGTAATCCGTATCCCCGATAGCGTTTTGCAGACCACTCACTATGTTGACCCGTCAACATACAAGTCTTTACCGCTTGACGAAAGCGACAATTGCTACACCCTCAAAAAAGGTGACTATATTGTTAAAGGCTATCTTGACCTTGATGTTATCACGGTTAAAGATATACTTGATGCAGGCGGTATGCAGATTACGCAGGTCACTGAAAATCTGTCGGCAAGTGCCTTTTCAAAGCATATTAAATTGGTGGTTAAATGATTATTAAACTGCTTTTTAATACCACAGAAACAATGCTTAAAGACCGTGGACTTGAGCCGAGTGGCAAGGTTCAAAAAATTGTGGACAGCGAAGTCCTTCGCCGTTCTACTCCATATGTACCTTTTAAAACCGGCAATCTTATCAAGAGCGGTATTCGTGGCACAAAGATAGGTAGTGGTGAGGTAATGTACGATATTGTATATGCACATACCAATTACTACCTAAACGCAGGCAAAGGTAAACAAGGTACAGCGAGCGGCGGTTTAAGAGGAAAGTTTTGGTTCGAGCGTATGAAAGCAGACCATCTTGATGACATCATCAAAACCGCCAAAGAAAAAAGCGGAGGAAAATAGAAAATAATGGAAACATCAATCATTAAATCATTGTTTAGGTGGTTTGCCGATTGCGATGTATTAGAGGTTGATAATGACCTTAATGTTGACTATCTTGGCGAAGACCCTGAACAGTACAGCATTGAGGTTGTGCCGTGCAAAACTGTACTAAAGCAGTACATTGATGGTTCTGCTAAATGCCAGTACCTCTTTATCTTTGCAAGCCGTGAAAATTACAGTCCCGATGAATCAATAAACATAGCAAATTTGGAGTTTTATGAACGGCTCGAAGAGTGGATTGCCGAACAGGACTTAAACGGCAAACTGCCGAAACTGCCCGAAGGTTTAACCCCTTTATCCGTTAAGGTGCTGTCATCGGGGTATGCAATCGACAATGACACAAAAACGGCACGATATCAAATACAGTGCCAACTTAAATATACTAAAATTGGAGGTAAAAAATAATGGGTGAAGTAATCAGACAGAGGCGTATGCAGGCGAATTATCTTGACTGCGGCGGCACAAACAAGTCGCCGAATTTTTCTCTGCTCGGTGTAGGTGCAAAGACACTTGATGAATCACCTGCGGCTCAGACTAAGAGCCGTAAGTATGTCTGCGACAAATCTGCAACAAAATCAATCAGCGGTTACGATTGGACAACGGCATTTGAGGTTGACCAGATCCGTGAGCAGGACGCAATCAATTACATTATCAATATCGGTGAGAAACAGCTTGTGGGAGCTGATGCCGAAACAGATTATGTTATCGTTGACCTTGACCAGTCTGTTGAAGGCGGCAGTAACAAGACCACATATCATGCACGCAAAATCCGTGTTGCAGTCGAGGTGGCAAGTTTTACGAATGATGACGGCGAAATGGGCTGCAGTGGCAATTTCCTTGCAAAAGGAGATCCTGTCGAGGGTACTTTTGACACAGCCACAAAGACATTTACAGCAAAAACTTCGGAGGCATAAAATATGGTTATTAACGGTGTAAATTTACCTGACATTGATGTTGCCGATGCACTCGTTATGGAGCGTTACGAACACGCTCACGATAATGTGGCAAAGGCAATGAATGATTTACAGCCCGAGGGCAAACGTCAGTCAGAGCTTATCCGTGCTCAGTGTACGGCTGTTTTTAACTTTTTTGATGAGGTTTTTGGTGACGGTACAGCTAAAAAGGTTTTCGGCGAAACCGTAAACCTTACAACCTGTATCAATGCCTACGAGGATGTCATCAAGGCTGTTAATGCTTTCAGCTCAAAGCTCGGTAGTATGTATAAAAGCAGAGCAATTGCAATGAACAACAATCACAGAGGCAAAAAGCATAAGCAGTACAATCATTACAAAAAGACACTTAAACCGGCGACAAAGTAATGAATCTGCTTTGTGACAAAACACCCGATACAATAACCGTGTCGGGTGTAGATTATAAAATCAACACCGACTTTAGAGTGTGGATTAAATTCGAGCTTATACTTACTAATCAAATTGATGATACACTATCGGCTGAAATACTCGCAGAAATTCAGAAGCTTGTATTCAGAACACCTTGCCCGATGAACGAAGAAACAGTCGAGGCTATTTTAAACTTTTATCGCTGTGGAAAACCACCCGAAAAGCATTCAGGCGGTGGCAATGATAAAGCTGTATTTGATTACGATTTTGATGACGGCTATATCTATGCGGCATTTTTAGAGCAGTACGGCATTGACCTCAACGATGCAAATTTGCATTGGTGGAAGTTTCGTGCATTGTTTATGTCATTGCGTGCCGATTGTATGTTTACAAAAATTTTAGGTTATCGCAGTATGCAGATTACCTCTGAAATGTCAACGGCAGACCGCAATTTTTATCAGCGAATGAAAAAACTCTATGCCCTGCCTCTGCCACAGTCGGTGCAGGAAAAGTATAATGCGATTGAAGAGGCTTTGTTATCAGGAAAATCAGTTGACGAACTTATATAGATTTTGTATAATGTGTATATAAAATTTATTGAGGTGGTACAGCTATGAAAAAGATTTTATCCTTTATAACTATTGCTTTATTAGCATTAACTTGCACAGCCTGTGGAGCTAAAAACGACCCGTCAGGAATCAGCAAAGATGAGTTTGACCAAATAAATATGGGAATGACCATATTTGAAGTTGAAGAAATTGTTGGCGGAAAAGGTACTAAGATATCAGAATCAAAAGACGAAACTGATGATTATTATATAAATACATATGTATATAAATTTGAAGGCGAAACCAGCGGTTACGCTGAGTTTGAATTCACTTCTAAAGTACCTAAAAATGAATTAGATTTAAGTGTTAAAACAAAATTAACAAGTAAAAATCAATATGATTTATCGTAGGTGATAAATTGAAAAACAAACAAAAAATTAAATGCCCTTTTTGCGGTTACGAAATGCCCTTATACTACTTTGACAAATCGTCAAGGTGTAGGGGCATTTTTACATACTGTAAAGGGCGTAATTGTAAAAGGCTATTTGAAATCGTATTAAACGATAAAAAATAATCAGGTCAAGTAGAGCCATTGGATGCCGATGACCTCACAGTAAAGGATGTGGGATATTGGCGTACGACGGCTCAATAAAAATTGACACAAAAATTGATACCGGTGGCTTTAAAACGGGCATTGACAAGTTGAAAGGTCTTGCAAAAACAGGTGTGTCCGCAATAACGACAACTCTTGCCGGCATTGCTACAACCCTCGGAGCAGGAGCAACAGCAGCGGCAACAGTCGGCTCGTCTTTTGAGGCGGCAATGTCTAAGGTTTCGGCTATCAGCGGTGCAAGCGGTAAAGACTTGCAGAGCCTTACTGACAAGGCTAAAGAGATGGGTGCTAAGACAAAGTTCTCAGCCTCCGAATCTGCTGAGGCTTTACAATATATGGCTATGGCAGGCTGGGATACAACATCAATGCTTAACGGTATTGACGGTATAATGTCACTTGCCGCTGCAGACGGTCTTGACCTTGCAACCACCTCTGATATAGTTACCGATGCAATTACTGCTTTTGGATTAAAGGCATCTGACAGCACCCATTTTGCCGATGTGCTTGCTAAAGCATCAAGCTCTGCAAATACTAATGTGTCAATGCTCGGTGAAAGTTTTAAGTATGTAGCCCCTCTTGCAGGTGCGATGAATTATAGTGTTGAAGATGTATCTGTTGCCCTTGGACTTATGGCTAATGCAAGTGTTAAGGGCAGTATGGCAGGCACAAGCCTTAAAACAGCCTTATCTAACCTTGCTTCTCCGACTAAAGAAATGCAAAAGGTAATGGATGAGTACAAAATAAGCATGACCGATGCCAACGGCGAAGCATTACCTTTAATTGATGTCATCAAAGAGCTTAGAACAAAGTTTAGCGGTTTATCTGAAACAGAACAAACAGCCGCCGCAAGTACTCTCTTCGGCAAAGAGGCTATGTCGGGTATGCTTGCTATCATCAATGCGAGTGATAAGGATTTTAATACACTTGTAAAAAATATTGATAATGCAGACGGCTCAGCTAAGGCAATGGCTGAAACGATGCAGAACAATCTGCAGGGACAGATTACGATTCTTAAATCAGGACTTGAAGGCTTGGGTATAGAAATATACGAAAGTATGTCCGAACCTCTGACCGATGCCGCAAAAGAGGCTCAGAACTATGTAAGCAGACTTACCGAGGCATTTACCGAAGGCGGATTATCGGAGATGATTGAAGAGGCAGGCTCTATTTTTGGCGAACTTGCAACAAAAGCAGTTGAAGCCGCTCCGAAGATGATTGATGCCGCAATGTCTTTTTTGCAGGCATTTGTTAACGGGATCGCAAACAACTCCAACAAACTCGTTAAGGCGGCTATAAACATCGTAAAAACATTGGTTAAAGGCATAAGTGACCGTGCTCCCGATTTGCTTTCGGCGGCAAAAAGTATTGTAAATGCCTTAACAAAAAACTTAGTTAAGCTCCTGCCCAAGGAGTTGCAAGCACCTGTCAAGGAAGCTATCAACACTATTAAAAAATCCTTTGAAAATGGCGGTCTTAAAAAAGCTATCAATACAGTTAAAACCATATTGATTAACCTCGGCAAAACTATTACTAACATTGCAAAAGTGGTTATACCACCGCTTGCAAAAGCTATTGACTTGATTGCCGACAACCTCAATATACTCTTGCCTATTGTTACTACAGCAATCACGGCGTGGAAAGCTTGGAAAATCATCTCGTCTATCACAGCTCTCGTTAAATCACATGCCGCATCTGTAACAGCGGAGAGCCTTGCCGAAGCTGCATCACTTGGCACTATAACGCTTAAACAAATTGCAGTCGGTGCATTAACAGGTGAAATCACGCTCGCAACAGCTGCACAATATGCGTGGAATATGGCAATGTCACTTAATCCTGCCGTGCTTATCTTGACAGGTATTACAGCTTTGACAGCAGGCATTATTGCGTTTTCTGCCGCTAACGGTGATGCAACTCAATCAACGGACGATCTTGCAAGTGCGGAGGCTAATTTACAGTCGGCAAACGACAATCTTGGTTCGTCATATGAGGATATAGGTTCAAAGTTTGGCGATTTTATGAGTAAGATTGAAGGTTCAGGCAGTATCTTTGATAACTTCAATGAAAGCATCATTATTTCCGATGATGAAAAACAAAAGTTGTCCGAAAATATGGACAATGTTCAATCCGAAATTACAGAGATTTGTAAAACTGCCTCGGAAAATCGAAAAGAATTAACCGGCGGTGAAATTCAAAGACTTGAAGACCTTTTCGCCAAAATGCACGAACTTGCGGATCAAGAACTTGCTATTGAAGAAGCAAAGCAAGGGGTTGTTACAACTCAGGCTAAAGCTCTAAATGAAGCATCTGATTTATCGCTTGAAGAATATACTCAAAGAGCACAAAAACTTACCAACTCTGCCGAAGAAACTCGTACAACAGTAATTGATAAAGCATACGAGCAATATACCGAAGAGGTAGCCTTGCTTGATTTGAGGTTGAAAACAGATAGTGATTACTCACAAAAGGAACATGATGCTGATGTTAAAGCCGCAGAAGCGAGCTATCAGCAAGCCGTCAGTGCAGCCAATAAGGAGGCTGGGGATACTCTTAAAATTATTAAAGACGGTTATTATAATCGTGCAGAAGCGTTGAAGAGTACAACTGAAGATTTAAAAGGATTAAATCAAGATGAAAGCGATGCCGAGCAAACACATAAACAAAAACTTATTGATATAGCAAGTAATTATAATACTGAGCTTTACAAAATAAGCAACAAAAATTTAACTGATACTCAAAAATCTCTTATGGCAGGTACTGTACTTAGAAACAAAGAAAAAGCCGAAGAAGAAGAAAATGCAAGGTACAGCAAAGAACTCGGTGAAATCAGGAACAAACAAGGTAAGGCTTTATCTGATGAAAAATACCAAGATCAGTTGGTTGCATTTCTATCTTTAATGGGTTTGTATGAACAATATACCGGAGAAACAGATACAAAAGCTAAAGGAATAAATTCTGCATTTTTAGGAGCGTTTGATAACCTTGATGAAGACACTAAACAAAGCTTTATAGATGCTATGGAAGGAGCGGAAACTGGTTTATCAGAAAAACAGGATTCGCTTTATTCTAAGGCCTCAGAAATTTCAGGCAGTGTTATCAATATTTTCAAGAAAATGTTTGATGAACACTCCCCCTCAAAAGTGTTTAAAAAGATTTTCGGCTACACACTTGAAGGCGGCGAAAACGGACTTGATGCCGAAGCTCCCAAACTTTATAAGCAGGCTGACACGGTGGCATCCACATTTACCGAGCGTATGCAGGCAGGTGTTTCAGCTGACGGTTTAGTCAGCAAGATGAGGTCGGCTGTGTCTGCAGGACAGTCAATGCTTAGATCCAAATTTACCGCTGATGTCAACCACAATGTCGAGCTGATGAGCGATGATAACGAGCGTAAATATAAACTTAGAGGAGACATACACACCTCAATCAACATTGACGGCAGAGAAACAGCGGTTGCCCTTACTCCGTATGTTTCCGAAGAACTTGCATGGGAGGACAGATAAAATGCTTAACGAAATGACAATAAACGGCGTTGATATTTCCGCATACAATGCCCGTTTACAAAGCTATTCGGTCAGCGGTACAACCGTTACCAACAATTTATCTGCCTCTCGCAGTATCTTAACAGCTCCGTTACTGTTTTCTTCCGTTCCCGGCACAAGGACTTTGTCTTTGACCTTGACTTTTTACCCTCACTATCTTGGTGACAATGCAAAAGATTTGACAGTTTCCGACCGCCTTGCAATAGCAACCGAAAATATAACCGCATTTGAGGGATTGTTGGTAGGCAAGGTAGTTGAAATTTCTCTCCCTGACGGATTTATTTATACGGCAATTGTCAACAGCATTGCCGCCGCAACTTTTGATAGCAGTGGTGAGCATGATGTTACATATACATTTGATGCTGTAAGACATAAAGCTGTAATAACTCAAAGCGTAAAACCAAATGGATACATTATCTGCGAATCTAATACACCTACCTTGCCTGTTATTACCGCCAAATACAACAGCATAGCAAACACTAAAAACAAAGTTAAATTGGCAGATGTAACAATTAAATCTGTCACATCAGGTATGACGGTTGTAATTGACAGCGTAGCAGGGCTTATAACGGCGGACGGTAAAAATAAGTTTAATGATTCTGACTTGATTGACTTTCCCGTGCTGAAACCGGGAAAAAATATTATTTCTTCAACGGAGTCAGATGTTGAAATTTCGGTGTCTTACACGCCGATTTACGTTTAGTTTAGGAGGTGTTTAAGATGTTTTTAAAGGTATTTTACGGCGATGACATAAAGGTTTATCGTGACATTGACAGCACCTTTTTCCGTACTCGTTCGGAAGACGGTTTGATGTCATTACAGTTTGATATATCGCCTGACCATGAGTTGTACAGATACTTTGCCTTGTACGGCTCAGTTGAGTATGACGGACAGCGTTATCTTATAAACGGCATCAATGAGCGTAAAACGGTAAGCACCATTACTTGTGAGCTTGACCTCACGGGACTCAACTATAATGTTTATCCGACCTATAATAAGAGCACCGTTAGCTTTTCAAGCGTATGCTCGGAGATTTTAAAAGGCACAGGTTGGACTGTTGTTGATGCCGACCTCGTAGCCGCTCGCCGCACCCTTGAGCTGACTGATGTTACCACGCTTGATATCCTTGACTACTGCCAAAACTCGACAGCGTACAATACACGCTACCGCTTTGATACGATTAACAAGGTTATTTACTGTATAAAGCCATACAATAATACCGAGCCGACAGGCACTTACTTTACCGATGAGCTTAATTTGAGCGATATGACTTACAAAGGCAGTACCACAAGTTTGGTTACAAGACTTTATCCATACGGTAAAGATAATTTAAGTATAGCCAGCCTAAACAATGGCAAAAATTACATTGAAAATCATAGCTATACCGACAAGGTCATATCAGCTATATGGCGAGACGAACGCTATACAAACAAGCAAACCTTGCTTGATGATGCCGAAGCAAAGCTTGCCGTGCTTGCTGTGCCGGAGCAATCCTACACAGCTAAGGTTATTGACCTTGCAAAAACATTGCCCGACACATACGGTGATGTGCTTGCTTTTGATTTGTATGATGTGGTTACTCTGATTGACCGTAAACGCAAGACAAGGATTAACTACCGTATAGTTGAGATTAAAGAGTATCCTGCTGATGCAACGCTCAACACGGTCACCCTTTCAACCGTGCCAGCCAAAATAACAGGGAAATTGCAGACCTTGCAAAACAAGGTTACTGCTCTTGATGCACAAACTTTGCACGACCATAACAAGGTAAATGAGATTAAACAGGACTTAGACACAACCGTTCTTCATGTGTCCGATTCATGGGCAAGTTCGCTCAACAGTTCGGTGATTACACAGACCGCCGAGGGATTATTTTTTGAAGTCAACAAGGTTGTCGGTTCGGACAGGTGGGGTACTCTTCTCCAACAGTCTGCCGATGACATCAAAATTGCTTGGAACAAAATTTCAAATTACATAAAATTTGAAAATGCACAGCTAAATGTGTACAATCCCCAGAACAGAAAGCTGATGAGCTTGTCGTCAACAGGACATGATATTTTTGATAATAGCGGCAAAAAGCTAATGTCGTTAAATTCGGTAGGTCAAGATTTTTACTACAAAGGCACTAAGGTAGGGTACATAGGAACGGGTTGTTATGCTTCTGATACTTCAAAGCGTGACCTTTCGTTTAACCTTGAAAACGGTTCGGCATTTATGGATTGGTGTTATCGTATGAAATCAACTGATTCTTCATACACTCTTATTTTTACATATGCTGCTCAAAAAATCGGTTCGCTTGAAGCCAATCAGTTACACACAGGTTGTGACCTTAACTTGCGGAATCATTATTTACACAACGCTGTTTTGAATGATTGGGGCTTTAAAGGCGGCTCTATTACAGATACTTTTTCGGGTTATTATGTAACATCATTTAACAGCAATGGTACAGCAGCAACTTGGAAAGAGTTTAAAATGACCTTCAAAAATGGCATTCTTCAATCGTTAACTGCTTAGGAGGTAATTAAAATGGATTACATAATCAATACGAAGGAAATTGCCGAAACGGATAAATCAAGACCGGCAGAACGGTCTGAAGAAATTCACTCAAAGGAGGATAAAAATGCAGACGAAACTTAGTTCACTGGCATTACAATCAGCTCGTTCGGAACTTATTGCCGCTGTTAATGCAATTGTAAGTACATACGGCTTTCCGGCAAGTCTTATTGACGGCATAATGTCATCAGTGCTTGTGGATATTAAATCACAGGTAATCGCAGAACTCACAGGCGAAGCTACAACAACGGAAAAGGAGCACGCCGATGAATGAATATGTTGCTAAAATTACGCTTGATTTAAATTGTCAGGCGACACCTGTTGTTATATCCGCAGGACAGTTTGATATCGGCAGAAAGATACAGATTACCCTTACCGCTGACGGCGAGGCTTACGATGCAACCGGTGCGACAGCTGTGTGCAAAGGTAAAAGCGGTAGTAACTATTTTGCTGTAAATGCTACAGTAGCAAAAAATATTGTTACTGTCACCACAGATAAAGCTATGCTTTCATCCGCCGGCAGGACTATAGCTAAAATCGTGCTTACAGACGGTACTCGTACCTACTCTACACAGCCGTTTGTAATAAACACTCACAGCGATTATGACGGTGATATTACTACCTCTGACTATTATCCCGAATTATTAGACATATTGTCCCGTGTCATTGCTCTGACCGAAAGTGGAGCTGTGCTTACCGATACTGCACTGGATGCTAAGAGCGTTAATCCTGTACAGAACAAAGTTCTTACAGCTATTATAAATAACAAGGCAAATAAGGCAACAACTCTCGCTGGCTACGGAATTACGGATGCATATACACGAGAAAAAACAAATGAGAAACTTGCCCGAAAACTTGATTCAATGCCGTTTGACAGCGAACCAACGAATAACAGCCCGTGTTATCTCACAAGCGGTACGGTTTACAATTCTCTTCTTCCAAAAGCCGATAAGACTGAAACCGATAATTCGCTCGGCAAAAAAGCAGACAAGGCAGATGTTGATGCTTTACTGGCAAACAAAGCTAACCTTGTTAACAGCTTGAATATTTTCGATTTCGATGCTTGGGCGAAAGGATTACAGAGTCTTACTAATCCAGTTTACAGAGGTACTCTCGACAAAGTGGATTATACCGAAAAATCATTTGCTTTAACAGCCACTGAACCCAGGGCATACACAAACGGATGGATTTCATCAACCTACCCGCAATCTATGAGAATAGCAGTTAAGCCTAATACAAAATATTTATTCTCGTGGCTTCCTTCCTCTACCAATTGTGGAGCGTATGTTTTTCTGAATGGAGTTAATTCAGATACTACTCGCTTTGAACTTAGAAAGGGCTTTGGTTCATTTACAACAGCAGAGGATACCGCTTATATTATGATTCGGTTTGATTATGACGGAACAGGATTCTTCAAAGTGTCCGAAATTATGATTACCGAAAAAGAATCAATCTATTTGCCAAATAAAGTTGCAGAGGGCGTCCCAGAGGTTGCAGACGAAATTTTGGCATTTGAAAAGACAACCCAAGCCTCACTTGACGGTAAATATGACAGTTCAAACATAGAAAGCGGTACATCAATGCTCACACCGTATTCAACCGTCACCGATAAAATCAAAAGTGCAAGCTGTACATATAAGACGATTGGTGACATCGTAATCGTCAGTGCAACGGTCAAAATGAATGCGGCTACAATTGGAGCAAACAGCACATATCCGCTGATTGATTTGCCGTACAAATGCATTGCCGAGGACAATGTTTTTTGTGTTGGCATTTCAAACCTTGGCAAGGTCTTTAAATTTGCTGTGTTAAAAAATAACACTTGGTTGCAGTTTCAGACACAGGATAAGACGGCTTACACATTCGCAGACGGCGAACAAATCAATGTGATTTGTTCGTACAAAATTAAATAACGGAGGTAAAAATTATGGAACTTAAAGAAAAAATCACACTCGATATGCTCACAAAGGACAGCGTGTCGGTACTCAGACAGCAGTTTTTGACCTTTAACGGTGAAGAAATGCAGGTAGGCGGAAACATCCGCAATGCCTATATGAATGACGAATCAGGCAGAGAACAGATAAGAAAAGTCTTGTCTGATGAATACTACAATGCTGTTATGGCAGTATGGGGCAACAATCCAACTGTTGATGAGCCGACAGAAAGTGAGGTGTAAGCGATGAAAATTGATATTGTACAGCTTGCCGAAATCATATCTGCGTTAGCTTTAATTGGCGGTGTTGTATTTGGTGTTTTTAAATTTATCGAAAACAACAAAAGCAGAACGCTGAAATCAAAAAAATCAAAGGCGAGCAGACCTTGACAATGTATGCACTCCGTGCGTGTCTTGATGGTCTGAAACAGCAGGGTTGTAACGGCAGAGTTACCGAGGCT